CCTGTTTCGGCGCTACACCTCCGCCGAGCTTTCCCGGCTCGACGCCGACTCCGCCGAGATCCTGCGCACCTACGCGATCGACATTTCGCTCTACCGGGTGGCGCTATCCTTCGCGCGGTCGAGCGAGCGCCTGAAGGAAACCCGCGACGCCGCGATCGAGGCCCTCAAGGCGATCGCCTCCGGCGCTGGCGGCCTGACCTTCATGGGAGGCGGCGCCGGCGATCTGGCCTACCCAGCGATGCCGTCGACCAGCTCGCCCAACGAAGTGTTGCTCGCGGGCCCCGAGCGCATGTTCACGCGCGACCGGCTCAAGGGGCTCTGACCATGTCGTCGGTCGGCGTCGTCGTCGAGATCTCCGGGCTGCAGCACGCCGAGGCGCTCCTGGCGCGGCTCGGCTCGGGCTTGACCGAAGAGCTGATGACCAATATCGGCGCGGCGCTGGAGAGTTCGACACGCAAGCGCATCAGCGAGACCAAGACCTCGCCGGACGGCGCCGCCTGGGTGCCCAATCGCGCCGGCACCTCGATCCTCCAGCAGACCGGCCGGCACCTCCTGGATTCGGTCGCCTTCATCGCCTCGGCAACTGATGTCGAAGTCGGCTCGAGCTGGGAACACGCCCATGTCCACCAGGACGGCGCCACCATCACGCCCAAGACTGCCAAGCCCCTCGCCTTCGCGATCGGCGGCCAGACGGTGTTCGCCAAGAAGGTGACAATCCCGGCCCGGCCCTTCGTCGGCCTCTCCGAGGAAGACGAGCGTGAAATCGAGCGGCTGACCTCCGACTGGCTCGGGCTCATGACGGGAGGGGCGCGATGACGCAAGCCGCCCTCGAACCCAAGACGCTTGCCCAGCTTCTCGCCGACTCGCGCGTGATGGACGTTCACAAGACGATCGAGTCGGCTTTGAAGGCGGCCTTTCCGGGCATCGCGGTGCGCCGGCATCCCGGCCGCATGGACATCGCCGACTTCGTCCAGAAGGACCTCTATCCGGCGCCGACCATCGCGGTCGCCGCAACGCGCGTGCGCGCGGCGCGCCAATTCGAAGGCACCTTTGCGGTGCCGGTCGACTGGTCCGCGTTCATCGTCGTCGAGGACATGCCGGTCGGCGGCCGGCGCGTCGAGCGTGACGAGATCGCCCATGCGCTGGGCTTGCGGCTCCTGCGCATCGTCAACCACGGCACTGCCGGCCGCTGGGGCCTGACGGACATCACCGACCCTGCGGGCGAGCCCGAACCCGAGTTCAAGCCGGTGTTCACCGTCGACTCGTTTGCCAAAGGCGTCGGGCTCTATGCCGTGACCTGGCGGCAGGGCCTGATCGTCGCTGGCAATCCCTTGTGGGACTTCGACAGCCTGCCACCGCCGGACCTCGCCACCCGCACCATTCTGTCCGGCGATCCCGACTACGTGGCTGACGAAGACTTCGTGCCTGACCCCGACCTGGTCCCGGGGGCACCATGAGCGCGCTCGCCTCCGAACTCCGTCATCTGCGCCGCGAGATCGCACGGCTGCACCGCAAGCATGAGCTCGCCCGCATGCCCGGCAAGGTCGACGAAGTGCGCGAGGAAAAGGGCGACTGGCAGGTGCGGCTCGAACTCGGCCGCGACCCCAAGACCGACGAGAAGGTCTTGACGCCGTGGATTCGCGTGCAGCCGGCCTCGGCGGGCGACCTCAAGATCAAAGTGAAGCCGACCAAGGGCGAGCAGATGTACGCGCAATCGACCTCGGGCGTTGTCGGCGCCGACACGGTCGCGATCTGGGGCGCCTTCGATGACGATCACCAGGCGCCGGCCGGCCAGGACGATCTCATCATCGAGCGCGGCAATTCCCGCTTCGTCCTCAAGGACGGGCTGATCTCGCTGAAATCCGCTGGCACCGAAGTCGAACTCAAGAGCGGCCACCTCAACCTGGTCGGCGACAAGGTCCACACGGTTGGCGACACCCATCTGGCGGTCGCCTCGAAGGACCAGGAAGCCCGGAAGCGCGTCATCGTCGAAGGCCTCCTGGACACGCCCAAGGCCTACGCAGAGCCCGGGCCGGTCGACGACAAGATCGTGGAGATGGACGCCGCCATCGCGGCAGCAGCAGCTGCTGCTGCCGCGGCGAGCGGCGACGGCGGCAGCGCCTGAAACCAACCGAAGGAGAAATGAGGATGTCGAAGGAAGCCTACACGGTGACGGAACGCGGCGAAGGCGCGCGCATCGCCGGCCAGCGCGTCAAGTTGGGCGACGAGTTGATGCTCACGGTCGCGCAAGCCGAACACGAACTTCGCGAGGGCACGATCGTGAAGAAGGGCGCCAAGCTCGCCGCCGCCTTCACGACCGACAGCCCGAAGCTGCAGGCGCTACGCCACGCCGCGAAGGGACGCGCCGAGAGTGCACCCCCGCCGGCGCAATCGGCGGCGGCCCAGGTGGATGCCGCGATGGCGGACTCCGGCCCGGTTGATGCCGCGGCGAAACCCGCCCGCAAGTCCGCCAAGGAATAGGCGCGCCATGTCGATCCGCTACCGCGTCGGCATCGACAAGCGGACCGGCCGCCTGCTGGTCGGCTGGGCGCATTGCGCCCAGTCGGTCGGCGTCATCATCTCGACCCAGCTCGGCGAGCGCGTGATGCTACGCGAATTCGGCGCCAACCTCGTCAGCCATATCGGCCGCAACGTCGCGCCCGCAACCGTGATCGCGGTCTATCGCGATGCCGTCACCGCCATTCATCAATGGGAGCCCGAATACCGGGTAAGCCGCTGCCAGCTCGTCTCGCTCGATCGCATCGGCGGCCTCGGGCTCGCGACCTTCGGCGACTATTACCCGGAAGGCCGGCTCGGCAATTACGAGTTCGTGGAGCCCGCCGACGGTTCGTTCCCGCTCGTTGCCGGCGAGTCGCAGGGGGCGCGGGCCGCATGACGCGCTACACCGCCGAAACCCTCGACCTCTCCCGCGTCGGCGCGCCGACGCTCGCGACCGTCGACTACGACGCGACGCTGGCCGCGCGGCTCCTCGCCTTCAAGGCGCTGTGGGACCAGGCGCGGTTCGCCGATCCGTCGCTGCCGGCCTTCGACCTCGTCACCGCCGGCGGCGAACCGCTGATCGAGACCGATCCGGCCATCATCCTGTCGGAAGAATTCGCTTACGGCGAAACCCACGTCCTGCAGGCCCTCAACGATCACGCGAATGCGCTGCGGCTCGCGACCGCCGCCGGTGCCGACCTCGACCACCTGGCACAGACCTACAAGGCAACGAAGCGCCTTCTCAAAGCCGACGGGACGCCGATCGATAACGATGAGTACCGGGCGCTGGCGCAGATCTCCGACGAAGCCCTGCCGCTCTATGGGATCACGCCGGGCGGCTACATCTGGCGCGTCAAGACGACCTTTGGCGATCGCGTCAAGGGCGTGCGGGCGCTCCGCCGGCCCGGCGGCCATATCGACCTCGTCATCCTCGGCCGCGACGGCGACGGCACGCCGGCCGATACGTTGATCGGCGACATCCAGGCCTGCTTCGACGGCGAGGAGGCGAGCCAGTCGACCGACATCGTCACGGTCAAGAAGGCACGCATCGTCGCCGCGCCGGTCCGGGTCGTGATCGCGATCCCGCGCGGACCCGACCCCGAAGTCGTCAAGGCGCCGGCGAGGACGGCGGTCGCCGCGCTCGCGGCCGAACGGCACGCCATCGGCGACACCCTGCACGTGCAGGCGATCGGGGCCGTCGCCAAGGTCGGCCCCGCCCGCTACGCCCGCGTCGTCGAGCCCATCACCGACCTGGTCGGCGGCGAGGACGGAGCGCCCTGGGTGACGTCGATCGATATCGTGACGGAGATCGACGAATGACCGTCATCACCGCCGCGCCCGAAGCGGACGTCGTCTCCCTTCTGCCCGGCAATGCCGGCGCCTTCGAACGGGCTTTGAGCGCCGTCAATGTGGGCCGCCTGCCGGCGCAGTTTGCGCTCACCGGCCTCGTGCGCACTCTCTGGGACCCGTGGACGTGCCCGGCCTCGCAACTGCCACTGCTCGCCTGGGCGTGGTCGGTCGACATCTGGAACGAGGCCTGGCCACTCGACAGGAAGCGCCAGGTGGTGGCGGAAGCGCGCATCTATCACCAGCGCAAGACCACGGTCGCCGGCTATCGCATGGCGCTCGGCTATGTGGATGCGCAACTGGTCCGAGCCCGGCTGCCGCGCGATGCGTATTTCGCCGGCGCCGCGCCGACCGAGGCCAGTCACGCGGCATGGCTTACGGCACTGCCGGAAATCCGCATCTATCTTGCGGATTATGCGATCAAGCAGACCCGCGCCGGGCAATTCGTCGGCCGGCTGTTCGCCGGCTCGGCCGCACGGATCGTGCTCGGCCGCCGGCGCGCCGAACTGCGTCGCGACGGCACGATCCAGGCGCTGGTCTTCGCCGGCGTCCGGATCGACGCCGCGGGCCGGCTGCTGACCGATCCGGAGCGGCTGGTGATCCCGGGGCCGCGGCGGACCACGCTGCAGGTCGGGAAGAGCATCCGCGCCCGTCGCGTCGCCGACGGCCGGCTGGCGAGCGAGCGCGTCGTGCTGCTGTCCTTCACGGCGGGTGGCGACGCCTACATTCCCAATGCGGCGGCGACCGGACTGTCGTCGATCGACGTCACCCCGCGCCGGCTGTGGGAGCCGCTGCCGGCCGGGCAGGGCCTGTTTGCGAACGGCGCCTGGCGCCGCCGCGGCATGCGGCCGAACCGCGCCGAGGAACAGGCCTATCTGTCCCTGCGGCTCGCCGACGGCAGCTCGGCA